GATGATCATAGAGATATATTCGATAGTGCAGATACAATCCTAATAGAGAGACAACCGCCCATTGGTTTTACAAATATTGAGGTACTTTTAAATTACATGTTCAAAGATAAAGTTATACTAGTTTCACCTGTGAGCATGCATGTACATTTTGGTATGAGACACCTAAACTACGACGAGAGAAAGGAAAGGACTATTAGCCTATGTGACAAATATACAGGTATTGATATTCCATACGAGAGAAAGCATGACATAGCTGATGCTGTATGTATGCTCCTGTATTACAATTTTATGACGTCGGTTCACTCATTTGATCAGTTTAAATATTCACCTAAAGTATAATGCCAACCACGAAACAGATCCAGAGTGCGCGTAAAAAATTAAAACCCACTCCCAAACCTAGAGGTAACAGTCCAAAGATACCATCAGCTGCTTTACTCAGAATTATCAAAGCGGATCCTACCGTGCGTCGTAATAAGGAGTTTATGAAACGTGTTCATGAACTCATGCAGAAGAAGTAGACTTCTTTTTCTTCTTTTTATCCCGGATAATCTCTAGAGAGTTTACAATCTTCTCCAAAACTTGAGACATATTGTATGTACCTGGGTTATTCATATACTCCTTGAGCTGATCAATGTTATAATCTAGAGAGTTCTTCTCACCCTTAATCTGCTCATTGAGAATTACCATACGCCCTTTAGTCTCCTCAATTATTTCTTCAAACTCACCTTTCTGAGTGGTAAAATCTTCATCAAGTTTGTTAGTCATTTGAATGAGATATTGATACTGATTTTTGAGTAATTCCCTCTTAATATCAGACTTCGCCATCATGATACGTCTATCAATATCGTTCATCTCCCTCTCAATGAGATCAGCAGATTTCATGTAATTTGTTTCCAATGCATTTTTTTGAATACCGAGGTGATTGAGATTTTGTTCATGTTGTTCGTATTCGTAAAGAGAGGTACTCATGTTATATCTACTACTGGTTCAAAATCTTTATATTATTTTGGAATTTTACCACTAGTGAGATCTTTGAAATCGTTTATAAACACATCAAAACGTCCGAGACGATATTGTACAACAGCCCATAACGCGAAAAATACTGTTTTTGTGAGATTATTTACATCGTTATCTTCCATCTTATATATGGGGCTCACGACGCGATGCATAAAAGTCTCCTCCTTCTGTTGACCGGTCACATACATTTCAGCTTGCGTTAAAGCACATGTGTCATCATTTACTGACCAATGATAAAATAAGAATGGGATGAGTATAGAATAAAACTCCAGGTTACGCCTGTCATTTGTGAAGGGAATCACGAGAATAGCTATCAGAAAAACAAGATGAATCCAAAAAATTATATTCATCTAATATAAGATGAGCGTAGAAAATTTTAGCGGTATGTCTACCTCAGCTCTGAAAGAAAAAGAACTCGAGCTAAGAGAAAACAGTTGGAACGATCAACATGAAAATATATTACGTCAATGGGGTGAGGCGGCTGGGTGTTATAGGTTCATGAATCATCGGGCGTATTTTATGTACAAGAAACTCTCAATGCGGTTTACTTTACCTGTTATTGTTCTATCAACTCTTACTGGTACAGCGAACTTTGCGCAAGATCAATTCCCAGAATCAATAAGGGGGGCGGTTCCATCTATCATTGGTGGTCTTAACTTGATTGCTGGTCTCGTAGCGACGATTTCAAATTTCTTAAAGATTAATGAGTTGATGGAGAATCACAAGGCGGCCGCGTTATCATATGGTCTTCTATCTAGAAATATCCGTCTCATGTTGGCTTTGGCCCGACGAGAACGTTATTCAGATGGTTTAGATTTTGTAAACACATGTAAAGCTGAATATGATCGTCTAATAGAACAGTCACCTTCCATTCCAACAAGTATCCTGAATGATTTTGAAAAGCAATACCCCCTGAATAACACATTTACAAAACCAGAAATCCTAGATGTTCGTGCAATTCCGAAGTATAAACGTGCGAGTGTACCGGAGTCTATTACAAAGGGTGGTCCCTTCAGTAAAATTGGAGAGCTGGTACGATCAAAGAATGAATATCAAGAAAAAAGTAAACTTTTAGAAGATATGATTTCTGAAGATGAAGTGGAGGAGGAAGAGGAAGAGGAAGAGGAAGAGGAAGAAGTTACACCTGAGGAGTCTGAAGAAGAGACAGACGTTGAGCAAGGTATACCAAAAGAATAAGCACAACAATGTTAGTTAAAGCGGCACATACTGCATATGGTAAAATTTTCCTTTTTAAAGGTTTTACGATACGTTCTTGTAGTGCGTCATTATCAAGCACCAAATCTATGGCTTGATTAGTAAGGTCATCGATGGACTCTTTCATTAAAATAGTTGAACAAAAAAAAGAAGAGCCTGTTGCCACACTTCACACGAAGCAGATTGACTTGTTGAATAAGTACATTAGTCAGAGAAAGAATGTATTCATCTGTGGTTCGTCGGGTGTAGGAAAAACGTTCGTGTTGAAGTCTGTGCTGAATGAATGGAACAGCGTGGAGATAGAGAAGGATCATCTAAAGTCTAAATCACACTTCCTTACGTTCATCAAAACAGCACCCAAACATGCATATATTGAAGACTACGATTCCGACTATAAGAGTCTAGTAGAGAAGGTATCCGATGGTGATCGCGCATCACGTGGATCCCTCGTGGTTACATCTACGAACATGTGTATGTTTCCAAACTTTGAAACAATTTTCATACCTAGACATAAACCCAATAAATTGTTAACCCTCACAGAAGATAGATCAACCCTCGTTGAAAATGCTGCATTCAGGTGTAACGGAAACATCAGAGACTTCTTCTCGTATATGGAGGGTTTTGATGAAAAAGATATTTTCAAAACACCGAAGGACTACATCAAGGATATTCTCAGTGATCCAAATCCTATAGGTATTCCCGACTCTATCCACGAACATGGACATGTTTGGGACATTTTTCAAGAAAATTATTTGGATTCTAGAGGTGTAGATGTCACACCCTCATCGTGTTCATTTTCTGACGCAGATGTTTACGATACAAAAATGTACACCACCGGTGACTGGAATCTCATGCCATATTTCGTTCTACACGCTCTAGTGATCCCCAAATCAAAACAAGGGCGGGTACTAGACAGGGATGAAATTAGACCCGGGAGTTGTTGGACAAAGTACGGAAATTTCAAGATGCGAAATCAAAAGTACAAAGAGATTCAAAAGAGACACGGTCATAATCTACATATAGAGGATCTTTGCCTCATTAAAAAATATGCAGAGAATGGAGACTTACAACCTATGATGGATTATGGTTTAAGCCCGCAAGATTTTGACGTAATGAATCATTTAGCGGTAGGAAGTAAGTTAAAACAGAGAGATGTAACAAGAGTAAAGAAAGCATTGAAAAATGCCTATGAACAAAGAAAAGCATGAAGAAGAGGAAGACGTTTCTGAATGCACTAAAACTATCGGGAACGAACTCCATTTTTATGGTGATATTACCCCCGAGAATACACTAGAGTTTGTTGAGGCTTTCAAGAAATTGGAGATTCACTTACTCAAACAACAAGCTGATCTTATTGGTTATGAACCACAGATCCGTGTTAATATCATGAGTGGAGGTGGTGATGTATATTCGGGGTTTGCCCTTAAGAATATCTTAGAGAAGTCTAGGGTTAAAGTTATCACCATCGCACAAGGTTCTTGTTGCTCGGCGGCAACTTTCATGTTCCTCGGTGGATCGGAGCGTCGCATGGGGTTGAATGCATACCTTCTGATTCACCAGATTTCAACTGAAATATGGGGGGAGTATAGGGATCTCAAACATGAGATGAAAAACTGTGAGAAACTTATGAAGGATCTCAAGAAGATTTATATGTTAAAAACTAAAATTCCCGAGAAGAAGTTTAAGAAATTGATGAAGAAAGACCTCTATTTGTCGGCATCAAAATGTCTAAAGTATAAGATTGCTCACGCTGTTGATTAATCATGACATATCTTCTATAGAGACCCAATACACATAAAATTAAAAATCCGATTGCAAATGTATTGGTGTTCATAGGCAGATTTGTACGTTCTGGTGGCCTAAGTCGCTCCATTCTACCGTAATTTACAACTGGAAGTGAAGACATCCTATTTAAAGTTGAGAAATTATTCAAACGTATAATGGAACGCCTTATCAAACAAGACAAACACAACCGCGACCGCTACATTGACATCAAAGTTGAAGACTTGAAGGATGGAACCGCGGATATCGTGAAGATCTCCGGCATTGTTGGAAGTGACAAGTTTTCCGAGTCAAGAACCAATGTCAAGACCGGCTACGAGAAGGCTCTCAAGAGAGCTCAAACCATGTGGAACAATGAGCATACCAAGTGTAATCAAGTGTTGCCTATGCTCGCCAACAAGTGGGAGGATCGCCAGAAATACATCTCTGAGCCGTTCTACGTTCAACCCAAACTTGATGGTGTTCGCCTACTCGTCTCCAAAGATGGTGGCATCTCAAGAACTGGGAAGATCATCCCTGGAACTGAGATTCTTGGTAAGGGACTCAAGGTTGGTCAATACGTTGATGGTGAAGCCTTTGACCCTAACCTGAACTTTGAGGAACTTACGAGTACTTTCAAGACTAACCCTCTGAAGCTCAAGTTCCATGTGTTTGATTTCTTTGATTTGAAGAAGCTTGGCATGACCTTCGAGCAACGCTGGGAGTATGTAAAGGATTCTATCTACAATCCTCATTACGAATATGTCAAAACGACACTCGTAAAATCCAAGAAGGATCTTCCTCTCATGCATCAGAAGCATGTTGAAGAAGGACATGAAGGTACCATGATCCGTGACCGCGTCAGTGTCTACGAGGTTGGTCAGCGAAGTAACTATCTCCTCAAGCACAAGGATTTTCAGACAGAGGAATATGAAATCACTGGTGCCAAGACTGGTCATGGTCGTGACGCTGACGCTGTTGTTTGGGTCTGTAAAACCCAAGATGATCGGGAATTCACAGTCAGGCCTGAGGGTACCATCATCCAACGCGAGGAGGACTACAAAAATCGTGAGAAGTTTATGGGGAAGATGCTCACTGTGCGTTTTCAAAACCTGACAGCCCTCGGTGTACCCAGATTCCCTGTCGGTGTGTGTATTAGAGATTACGAATAATATTAAGGTAAAGAAATGAACAGCAAAATTGCCATAGATGTAGATGAAGTCCTCGTACACTTTTTGAAACCTATGTCCAAGAGGAGGGGAGTTAAATTACCTAAAAATCAAAAATACAATTACCTTTATAGAGAAGTTTTTAATTGCACAGAAGAAGAATCTCAAGTAATACTTCACGATTTTTACATGTCGGAAGACTTTCGTAATTTGAAGCCCATTGAGGGTTCCCAACTCGCTATGAATAACTTGTATACAATCTTTGATAAGATGTATATCGTTACGGGTCGTCAAGAAATTGTTAGGGAACCCACTGAAATATGGATTGATCATTTCTTTCCGGGTGTTTTTGATGATGTCATTCTCACAAATAGTTTCACAGAGAATGAAATCAAGAAGATTGACGTTTGTCGCGCTCTAGGCATTGGTTGTATAATTGATGACAGTATGGGGACGTGTAAAGAATGCATTGAAGGTGGTGTGGAGGCTATAAATTTTGTGGGTGAGGATGTATACCCGTGGTGTGAAGAGAGTGATATCAGTCTTCGTCGTTGGGTGGACCATGATATTCAGGTACTTTAAACAGCGTTGGGTGTACTACATTTTTTTGATTCGGGTGATAAAATTCAATGTAAAGAATCACACGGTCTTCTTTAGACTTATTTTCAGCCCAATGGGGATATTTTGCATTTAATATGATATGTTTACCATCTTCTTCTTTTACAGTACCCATACTCCAATGATGTAAATAACAGTCGTCCGGACATTTAAGACCTAGATGATAAGTGAACCTGTAATTAGGACCACTGGGATCTACGTGTTCTTCTAGCTGTACACCACCTTTCATGAGGGCAAAACCAGCAATACGAATACCCGGTATCTGAGAAAGTAACTTGAAAGTTTCTGGGCATTTAGCGCAATTACCTGATAATGCCACATTTTCCCAATAAAACGGCCAGCTAATCCAATCATTTTGAACATGATCTTGCCCTCCCTTAAGCCAACCACACTTACCAGCCGAATAATCACTTAAGATTTTTCTCATTGTATCACTACCTTCCCATTGACCAGTTGGTCTAGGTTTATCACTAATAAATTCATTCATTGGTAAATCATCAAGCTCTTTACGAATGATTTTCCAATGATCTTTGAGATCTTTAAGATTCATTTGTTTTAAATAGAAGTATTTTTTTAATATCGCGTAATTGTAGATGAAACACTTTTACGCCATACTTTTTTCAGTCCTTTTGGGGTATGCATATTACGAGATGATGGAAGCGTCCCTACCCACAGAGACAAACTGTAGTTACATGGCTTCGCCCATGACAGATCTCCTAGCGTTTTTATGGGGGTTTGTACTCATGGGTTACGGTGTGAGATACGACAACGCTGTACTGACCTTATTAGGTTGTACGATTATCGTTGAACATATTTTCCAACTCAAGAGAAAGGTGTAGATGTTCCACCTATTAAAATTAACCCCTAAACAAAAGGGTTAGTAAGATTAATAAGTTTATCACTGCCATTCGTTTTCATGTAAATAACTTCGTCGCATTCACCACCTTTCATAACGAGTTCAGCCTCTCCACACTCAGTACCGGATGCCTTGTGTCTATCACATGCAACTTGAGTCTTCATAGTGATATTCATATCCTGACTGTATCCTATGAAGGTCCTATCAACCCCCCCTTCTTTGTTTTTAGCTTCAACAATGGCTTTCCATGAATAGGGACCAAATTTCCATTCGTTCGTGGAGTCAACAGGTGGTGGTGGAGCGTCCAAACTTGTAGC